GCATCTGGCGTTATCCGCCTCCAGCCGCCACCTCATCGTCCGCACGTCCGCCCTCTTCGGCGGCTCCGGCGGCCAGGAATCGAAGGGCGGGAGCTTCGTGGATCGGATCATCGCCGGAGCCAAGGCCGGCACGCCGCTCCGCGTGGTCGACGACCAGGTGACGGCGCCCACCTACACGCCAGACCTGGCGGGCGGAATCCTTACGCTTCTGGACGATCCGCAGGCAGCCGGCATCTACCACCTGGCCGGGGCCGCCGGCTGCTCCTGGTACGAGCTGGCCCGCGCTGCCGTGGACTTCGCCGGCATCGAGGCCGATCTCCTGCCAATCCGCACCGAGGACTCGGGCGCTCGCGCTCGCCGGCCCCGCTTCTCGCAGCTCGGCTCCGTCCGCACCGACGGCCTCAGGCCGTGGACGGAGACGCTGCCGGAGTACCTGCGGGCGCTTGTTTGAGCCATCAGGCCTCGAACAGCGCCAGTTGAGACTTCGCCCCGCTTAGGTTCCTGCAACCGATCTCCCAATACTGGCGCTTGAGTTCGATCCCGATGAACCGACGCCCGAGCTTGAGCGAGACGAATCCCTCGCTCCCGATGCCGGCGAATGGCGACAGCACGAGATCGCCCTGATTAGACCAGAGCCGCACGCATCGGTTGATCGTCTCGAGTTGCAGGGGGCAGATGTGGCGCTCGTCTTTGTCGTTTCTCGCCTCGGCGTAGTTGAGCGTCTCGGTCTCCCGGATTCCATACCAGATTGGACGCGCCCACAAGATCCATTCCTCATTCGTCACGTCGGTCTTAACCGGCTCACCGTTCTCGCCGGGAGCGCGGAAGAGGAGGATGTAGTCAGCCATCGCCGGCCGCGACCATGCCGAGTCCTTGTTCTTTTGCACGAACATGAGCGCCTTCGACTTGGTACGGATTGCTTGTGCCTGCGGGTCCTTGTCGATCACCACCTCGCCGTCGTAGACGAATCCGTGCTCGACAAAGAGCCGCACCACGTCGGCGCGGAAGTCGCGGAATCCGATGACACCATGGGTCGCCTTGGTGGTCGTAATCTGCTGCACATGGACGCAGGCTCGCCGGCCCGGCATGAGAACGCGCAGGAGTTCCGGCACCATAAAGCCGAAGTGCTCGAAGAACTGCTCATAGTCGCTGGAATTGCCGAGGTCGCGCGGCGAGGACGAGTAGGTGTAGAGCGAGGCAAATGGTGGCGAGAACACGGTCAGCCCGACCGATCCCGCGGCCACTTCGCTGATTCGCTCGGTCGCATCTCCGAGAAGGAATTTCCACCCATCGCCAGCGGACTCCGCAGTCTCGTAGATGTGCTGCTCCTTGGGGCTCGTTGCCTCAAGCTCCTCCATCATGCCCTCCCGCATTTGAGAGACGATGCGCCCGGCCATGTCACTGGCCGCCGCCTCCTTCCGGTGAACGTTGGCCGAGACTCCCTGCTCGGCTTGGCTCACGATGATTGAGACGGCCACCGGGCGCGCCTGCCCGAAGCGCCAGCATCGGCGGATTGCCTGGTAATACTGCTCATAGCTGTGTGACAGCCCGAGGAAGATGACGCGGGCGCAGTGCTGCCAGTTGAGGCCGAAGCCGAACATGCTGGGCTTGGTGATGAGTACCTTGACCGCGCCGTGTCGCCATGCGTGTTCTCTCGCGACCTTCTCATCGTCGCCCGTCGAGCCCTCGATGAGCACGCATTCGTCGCCAAGCGCCGCGGCGAGCTTTCGCCCCTCGTCGTTGAGCCCGCACCACACGAGTACCTGGCCGTCGTGGCGCGCGATCATCTTGGCGGCCCAATCGACGCGGATCCCAATTGTCGCGCGGCGGGCGTCGTTGTCCCCGGAGATCCCCCCTTGTGAGACGTAGAACAACTGCCCATCGGGGCGCCAGTCGCATTCGACCACCTCGTCCACGATCGACAGCCCGGGGAGCACAAATCCATCGTCGTCGAATCCAAGATCGCTCGGCCGCCGCACGTACACGGCCCATGATGCAACCCAGCGCCAGAAGGCAGCCTCCGCGTGTCCCTTGAGCCGCCATTCGGCCCCGCCAGTCGTCCCCATGTCGTGCACGAAGAACGACGCCAGCATCTCAGCCCGCGTCATGGCGCCGACGTACTCCGCATGGTTCGCGAGTTCCGAGAGATCATTGGGGGCGGGTGTCGCCGTGCAGGCCAGGCGGAACGGGATCGACGTGAAGTCACGCAGGATCATGGTCCGCGTCTTGCCGTCGATGCTCTTGAGGATCGACGACTCGTCGAGCACGAGGCAGTCGTACGGGGCGCCGACGAAGTGGCCGAGCTTCTGATAGTTGGTGATCTGATAGGAGGCGAGAGACGGCCCATTGGCGAACTCGACCACCAATCCCAGCTTCTTCGCCTCCTCGATCGTCTGCTCGGCCACGGCGAGCGGCGCCACGATGAGCGCGCGGCCATTCGCGGGGCGCATCTGCCGTGCCCATTCGAGTTGCATGAGCGTCTTGCCAAGCCCGCAGTCGGCGAAGATCGCAGCCCGGCCCTTTCGGCAGGCCCATCGCACGATGGCCGATTGAAAGGGATAGAGCACCGTGGACAGCGCAGACGGCTCGCGACCGACGGCCGCCATTCGAGGTGTCTTGCGGTCAAGGAAGTCGCCGTATATCATTCCGCGCGCTTCTCCGAAGTCCCCACCTCTGCCGGCCCCATGAACTCCTCGACCAGCACCTCGCCCTTCGAGATGTCCCAGCGGGCGTGAACATGGAAGTGCGGCTGCCCGCCGGCGATGCAGGCCTTGACGACGTAGGGGTCTAGGTAGAGCGGCGAGCGGTCCACTTCCCACTGCGCCGGGGCGATGATGAGCGGGTGGTCGAGCTGCCGGATCTTGGCACGAATGGCCGGCGGGATCGGACCCGAGAAGGTGGAGACGAGGATCGAATCCTGGCCGCGGGAGAGCCAGACGCCAACGGCTCCTGCGAGCGCGACGAGCCAGAACAGCGGTACGAGACCGGGCCGGGGGAACTCCATGCTCGGGATCGGGCATATGATCCCCATGATGAGCCCAACACCGCCGAAAATGCATGACATCACCTGAACGCCGATCCAGTCGATCCTCGAGGCGAGCCTCGTGTCCACGGACACGTGCCCGCCCAGGATCGCCCCGTGCGGGTAGAACCAGCAGGCTGAGTCGCGCGAGTTGGGATCGTAGAGCCCGAAGCGCGGCACGCGCCTCCGGTGCTTCCAGAGGACGGACAGGCTGAAGACCTCGGGCGAGAGCACCGGCCCCGGCAAGGAACACGCTTGCTGCTCATCCTCGCACGGTAGCGGGCGCTCCTCCTTCTTGAGCTCGGGCGCCGATGTGCCCTGCTTCTGCTCCGAGATCCACTGCGTCAGCGGCCCGTAGTCGGTCTGAGTGCTCATTGGGCTTCTCCTTCTGCGGCCTCGGGTTCTGTTGCAGCCGGAGTGGCTTCCAGCCGATCAATCCACGTCCCTGATCTCACCACGGCCGTCACGAGAAGCACCGGCAGCGTCGAGTGCTCTCCCTCGGGGGAATTGTTCCCGGGCGCCGACTGCTCCTGCTTGTGGACGCCGACCATGACCTGCGCCAGCGCCTCAATCCGCGAGCCCGGGCCAGCCGCGGCGATGAGATCGTTCAGGAACTGCTCGATGCCTCGGGGGCCGACGCAGAGGCCGGCATGCGCGGGGCCGGCACTGGCGGGCGCAACAGACGGCATGGGCGCCGTACCAGTAGGCAGCACCTTCCGCCCCACCGGTGGAGAAGCCGCAGCCGAGAAGCACCGGGCACAGAGGTAGGCTGGCTTCCCGGCGACGATGCGCGGGTACCGCCCCAAGAGCGGCCCGTGGCAGATGGCGCAGGCGGTCTCGTTAGGCATGCCAACATCCTTCCTCGTTCTTGGGCAGTAGGGCGATGACCACTTCGTGGCCCGGGATCGAGGACTTGAACCCAGGGTAGAGCGCAGCCGCCTCGAACTCAACGCACTCGAACTTGACGGGCCAGCGCTTTGTTGCCCACGTGGAGAACCATCGCTGCTTGAAGTGCTGCCACCAGTCGGCCGGATAGACCACACGGTGGCGCTTCAGCCTCTCGCCGAAGATGCATCCGGTTGCCTCGTAGGCGATCCAGTCGCACTCGTTCTCAACGTCGACGATGGTGTCGACCCACACCTTCGAGAGCTTGCCCGCGAGCGAAAAGCGGAACTTCTCAAGGCGGACCTGTCTTGCCTCAACGTCGCTCATGCGATCCCCCGGACTTCCGGCAGCTCGGCTTGGAAGTAGAGCCCGATCCGCCGCATCGCCTCGCGCTTCCAGGCACCACCATCCGCCTCGAAGAGGGCCAGCTCGGGACGGTCGGCCTCCCTGCTCGTGGCGGTTCGCACGCGTAGCACGAAGAGCGATGACGGCTGCTCGACCTCCGTGAACGTTCGGAAGGGCGAGAGAAGCACCGGGTTCGGCACGGCCTGCATCCCCACCAAGGTCACGCCGCGCCCGGTCTTGACCTCCTGCGTCACGCCGTCGTCCACCGTCTCGCGCACGGAGTTCTCGCGGATCGAGGCCACGAGCTGGAGCACCTGATCGCGGCCGGCTGATGGCGCGAAGCCCGTTTGGAGCCAGATCGAGAACGTCTCCGCGTCCTTGTACTCGTTGAATCCCACCGTCGGCGAATAGCTGGCGCGGATCCAGACGGGGCGGCGGAAGCGCACGAACTCGGACCCAATGGCTCCACGGAGACTCGCGACCACCGGCGAATCGACGGTCAAGAGAAGCTCATCGAGATTGTGCTTGTCGATGTTGGCCTTGGCGTAGGCGACTAGCCCCGAGAGGGTCGAGACGAGAAGCGGTACTGGATCGTCCAGTTCGCGCCGGATCTCCGTCCATCCCTCCGGCGCGATGGTCATGCCTGCGTCATCAAGCCACCAGGGCCGCTGCACCGAAGCCACGATCTCGCGAATGGTTTCCGAATCCATCTACGCGCCCTCCTCCTTCTTGACGATGACGTGGTACTCCGGGGCCTCCGCGAACATGTCCTCCTGGTGCGCCGCCTCGACGGCCACCAACCTCCCCTTGTCGCGCCCAAGAAAGACGACCGTCGAACGGCCCTTCAGCCCGGCGAGCTTCGTCTTGGCGCTGATCGTGAGATCGCCGACTTGGCGCTCCTCGTTGACCGCGAAGGTAAAGGTGAGCGTGATGGTGCGCTTCGTCTTCCAGTCGGCGTTGGGATCCTCGATGTTGGCGAGAACGCGGTCGAGTTCCGCGCTCCAGAGATCCTCGGCCGCGCCCTCAGCGACCGTTCCTAGCGTGATCGGAGTCGGCATCCTTGTCTCTCCTCATGAAGTAGTGCCCGGCCCTCCGGCCTGGCAGGTGCCCCCCGGACCTCAGCGCAGTCCTCGGGGCCGGGCGGGAATCGGGCGCGCCGCTACGCACGCAAGAGAGCAGGTCGAAGGCAGGCACGCTCATTCCCCATGAACCTTCGCCTCCGCTGTCAGCTCTCCCGCGATACGTCACAGCGCGCCCTTTTCCGATTGGCGGTACCCATCGAGAGAGAGCCGGCCGCGCACGGCCGAGCATCGGATTGCAGCATGTGACCCAAGGCAACCACGCCCCTTCCGCCGGCAATCTCCGGCTCTCTCTCCATCCCGAGCTATTCGATGTCGACCGCGTCTGGATCGCCTCCGTGCTTCATATCCATCTGTTTGTCGAGCCAGACGCCAAGCTCATGCAGCTCCGCCCGCAGCCGCCCCCAGGAACCGCCGCCGAAACCGCAGTCAGCAGGTGGCTCGCTTCCGTCCTCCGGATGGCAGCGGTCGCTGCCGTCTTGCGATATGCACAAGCGTTCGAAGATCGCGTCCGCCGGCTTTACCATGGAGCCTACGAGCACGAACGCCAAGATCACGAGCAGCACCATCTTCTTCATCGCTTCTCCTTTCATGGCGCCCCGTCGGCACCGATGGGAACCGCGGCCATCGCTGAGCGGCCGTTGTCGCCGACAAGGACGTAGACCACGTTCCCGTGCTCCGCGTCCACGTAGCGCCAAAGCTCGCAACTCCACCAATCGCCAACGTCGGCCATGTGCTCGGCCTTTGGCCTCGGCGGCTTCGGAGGAGACATCTCCGCTTGCTGCGACGGGGATGAGCACCCCGCGAGCCCGAGCATGGTCGCCGCGAGAATCGCGCCCCTCATCGCTTCTCCTCTCGCAAGGTGATCGACTCGCCCTGGCCTCGCCGGAGCACGATGAGCGAATCGACTTCGCCCGTGAATACAGCCAGATGAGTCCGGGCCTTCGGATCGCCCGTCATCTCGACCGGAAGCTCGACGAGGAGCCGCCCGGCCTGGGAGTCCGGTCCCGCGAAGGCGACGATCGCCTCCACTTCGTAGCCGGGCGGCGTATCGACTTCGTAGACGCGCTCGCCGTAGCCGAGGCACATGGCGCGGTCGATGCACATGCCAAGCTCCTGCGAGTACATCGAAACCCAGGCGGCCTGCGAGCGGCGGTACGAGAGGAACCGCGACCACTCGCGATCGAGCGGCGCCTGGTCCGAGGCGTGGAAGCCGGGCGGGCCGGAGAGGAGGACGGCGAGGAGGAGGGGATTCATGGTTGCTGCTCCTCCTCGTCTGCTAGTGATGCTCCACGAGCCAGGGCTGCGATCCGTCGCGCGCGCTCCTCACGGCGGCCGGCGTTCCAGCCCTGTAGATATGCCATCGTCGCCGCCTCTTCTTTGATACATCCAGGACACCGGTTGTCCTTGCCATGAGCATCGCACCGCGTCAGGTCTCTCCACCACATGAAGCCGATGGCGGCCAAAGCGACGATAAAGCTTAGACAGACGAAAAAGGCAACGAGTCCGGGCGCGATCATGCTGTCTCCCATCAGCTCTCCTCCCCGGCGGCCGAGAGGTCGATCGTCGTCGGCTCGCGCAGGCGATTGAGCAGCGCCAGCCCCATCTCGGGATCGCCTTGGAAGCACTGCCAGTCGTGCAGCCCGATACCAGTCGCCTCACGATCGGCGCGCACCACCCTCGTCGCCATCGCGATGGCCTCGCGGGCCACGGCGAGCCACAGCCACTTGCCTCCGCCCGGCGTGTCGATGAGCCGCTGCGCATCGACATAGGCTGCGTGCAGCCTCTCGGCGACCCGGCGCTCCAGCTCGGCCCGCGCCGCGTCGTCCGTCATGGCGCCGACTCCGCCGAAATGGTCAAGATAGCCGGGTTGAGCGAACCCGCTCGGCGTTCTCACGGTTCTTGGCCTTCTGGATGCCGAGATGTAGCGCCCATCCGAAGGTGTTACCGCTGTGCCCATCGCTGATCCCCGCGTCGATCTCGGCCAAGGACTTCCCCTCGTCGATCAGTCTGGCGATGACCTCGCTTTCATCCTCGATGAACTGCGCGTAGGCCTTTGACGCGGTTTCTCGCTCCGCTTTCGGCTGGAAGTCGTTGCCGACATACCAGACCGCCTTCCATCCCAGCTTGCTGGGACTCCACCATTCGAAGCCGGCGACGCACGAGAACTGGATCGTCCAGAAGCGAAGTCGGCACCCTGGCGCCAGTCGCCTCTCCCAATCCTCATCGGGGCAGTAGAAGTCCTTCCGCTTGGCACCCGAGAATGTCCATCCGTCAGACTTGATGGTCACGATGGCCTCGCCATCCCATGTGATCTCTTCCAGCAGTGATTCACGGTGCTCGAACATCACGCCTCCTCAGTCCGAAGCCCCGGAGGCAGGGACGCCGCCAGTGACAGCATCCCATGAGAACGGTGCCCGCCCCCGGGGGCACATCGAAGCCGGGGCCGGCGATCCACCCACCTTCGCACCGCGCATCCTCCGTCGCCGTGCGTTGGCAGCAGCCGGCCCCGGCACCATCACAGCTCCTCCGCGGTTCTCTCCAGCGAGAACCGGATCACGCGCCATTGCTGCTCGGTGAGGACCGCCGGGATCTTCCTTTGGTGGCGCCCTTCCTGGATCAGCTCCAAGATGTGGAGGCGCTCCGCCCCGTCGAGAATCCCCGTCACGGCCAGCGCGACGCCCCGGCACGCCATCCCGACCTTGCGCGCGTTCTCCCCCGTGCTGAACTCGGGATCGTAGGAGTCGCTGATAGGTCCAGGCATCACACCTTCTCCTTCGCGGCGGGCGCCTTGAGCGCGGCCTGCCGGTCCGCGGCGTCGATATCCTTTGCGCGAGCCGTCATCCAGGCTGCAACCGCGCGGTCTACTTCGTGGATGCCGGCCTTCTCCGCGAGATAACGGCGGCACTCATTCATCATCCATCGGGCAGCCTGCCGCTTGGGGTTCTCGGGCTGCATATGATGGTGCGGTTCTACCGTGTAGGTATTTCGTCTCATGGCTTCCCCTCAAGCGCGGCCTCGACGATCGCGGCGAGCTGCGCGTCGTCGGTGATGCTGATTTGCTCGGCGCGAGATTCGATGTAGCCGGCGCACCAGTCCCGCACGGCGCGGGCGGCGAGCATGGCGATCTCCCGGCTGATGCGGTCGTCGAGTGGCCTTGTCCACACAACTTCCCATGGACCGAGATCAGGTCCGTGACGTATGCCGCACACGTCTACGGCTAGGGTCTTGCCGTCGTACTGACTCCTCAGCAGCGCCACCGACAGGGGGCGATCGGGGGCGCCGGCCGGCGGTTCCTCGGCGCGCGTTTCACCACCGCCGCACGGCGAGTCAGTACCAGCGCCCCCTGTCGAAGCGGCGGGCTCGCTCACACCATCCTCGCCCTTAAGGGAGCGCGTGCTAGAGCCCGCCTCAGTCACATCAGGCCGTCTCCGGTCGTCGGTACCTGGTACGGCGTTATTGGCACCACCCCCTTCGCGCGCCGCCAGGGCGCGTTGGTCGTTAGCCCACCGCGAGAAATAGTTGGCCGCATCGGCGTGCTTGTCGGCGTAACAGTTATCCCATGTCTCTCGCATCTCGTCGGCGTGCTTCTTCATCTCCTCGAACGCCGCCCGCCGGCCCTCGGCCTCGCCCTCGGCGTGGCCTTTCGCATACCCCGCGTCAAAGCCCTCGGTCCACGGCAGGGGCATGAAGTCCAGCAGCACGGCCCGCGCCGCCTCGGGGACCAGGGCGAGGAGTTGGGTCGTTGGCATGTCATCCCGCCGCGATCTTGGCGCGTGGAGTGCCCGCGTCTCTTCCTCCACCGCCCTGAGCGCCATCACCAGCGCCGCCTCCGGCCGAAGCGGCGGGGTCATGGCGCGGGCTCCTCGCACATCGCAGCGGCCGCCTCGGCCCAGGGGAGTGGCCACGGCGGGCCATTCTCCGTCTCGCCGCGCCATTGGTTGTCGCGCGCCGCTAGCAGCCGCTCGGCCTCGACGGCGGCGATCTCGGCCATCTTGTCGCGGTCGTTGAGCCGGTGAAACTTGGCCGCCAGCGCCTCCACCCACTGCGCGCGCGCGTCCGGGGTCATGGCTTCTCCGGCGCGCCCTGCACGCGCAGCTCAACCCACATCGCTTCCCACGTCGAGACGTTTGCGCCCGTCACGCGATTGTAGGCGCGGGCTTCCATCGCGGAGGCGAAGATCCAGATGCCGAGCGCAAGGCCACCCACGATCAACGCCAGAAGGATGGCCACACCGATCTCGCCCACGCCGCGTGATGATGGGCCGATGGTCATGGCTCAACTCCCATCTGCTCTCGCACCTTTCGCCGGCACTCAAGCACGCAGCCTAAACACAGCCAATAGTTACACGGGCAGCGATAACGCAACCGCCGCTTCCTCCCGCACTCTTCGCAACGCCGAGCGAGACGAAACAACCGCCGCCAGAAGCCGATGCGCTCGCTTGTGATCTCTCCGAGCACTAGGCCGGGGGGCAGCGCGGAGCCATGCAACCCGCCAGTTTCGCGGCTCACGGCAGCCGCCCCCCGGTCGAACTCGTGTACTCCTGCGCCTCCAAGGGCGCGAGCTGCCGGAGCCCATAGAGTGCGAGGCAGGCTGCATCAGCCCGCGCCTGCGCCTTTGACTTGACTCCGAGATCGAGGTCCGGCAAGAGCCGCCGCACGACCGCCACGGCGCGATCCTTGCCCTCTCCCGGCGCGCCTTTCAGCATCGCGGCTGTCCAAGTTCGCGGATGCACGAGCACTCGCGGAATGCCGCGCCCGGCGAGAAGCCCGCGCCAGAGGCCGAAGCCGACCCCGATCGACACCATCGACACGACGCCCTGGCCGGGACGCGCGGCCTGCGCCTCTAGCACTGCAAGCTCGATCGGCCCGAGCGCGGCGAGCCACTTCGCCATCGCATCCTCGTCGTACTCGCGCTTGGCGCCCTTCCCGGTGCGGAGGAGCCAATCGGAGGTGTTGGCGACGATGATTCCGAAGCTGAACCTTGACTCCTCGAACACGCGTAGCGCTTGCAGTCCAACGACCGCGCCGCCCTTGCCCGGGTCGATGCCGAGGATGAGGCTCATGTCCCCACCCCTGCCGTCCGCGCGCTCTCGGCCTCTCTCGCCGCGACCCGCGCCGTCCAGTACGCCGCCATCTTCCGCTCGTTCGCCTCGTCGTTCACGTACCTCTCCGGCAGCGAGCACGCGAGCCGCGCCCGCACGTCGTATCTCAGCATCACGAGGATCCGATGGATCCTCGACGCGGCCAGGTTCTCGGCGCTTCCCTTCACCGACTCTTCTTCCTTGGGGGCTTCTTCCTTGATTCGGAATCGCTGCATTGACTCTGCCTCTCAAGCGCAACGCTGGCAATGAGCTGATCGAGTCTGTAGACTCGCTCCCCGAGTTCGTTGCATGCCTGCACGAAGCCCTCGGGGAATGATCCCGGCGCTGGAGTGAACGGATGGTAGCGGTGCATCTCCCGCGCCGAATCGAGTACGAGCGCAACCATCGGGGCGATGGAATCGGCGGCGCTCATCTCACTTCTCCGCCGCCTTCGCCGTGAGCGCCACCAGCGCCTCGATCGCGCGCGACATCTGCGCCCGCGTGAATGCCTTCGGCCGCAGCGGCTTTCCGGTCTCCGGCCCGCGGCCGATCGCTTCCATCACCTCGGGCGGCAAGAGCACGAAGGTCCCGTCGGCTCGATCCTCGCTCGCGAGACCCATCTCGTTCACGATCGCCCAGAACTTCTTGAGCTGGTCGGGCGTCCCTTCATGCCCAGCCGGGGCTGACAGTGGAGCCGGGTCTGGTCTCTCAACCATCGACACGCCAACCAGCTTGGTCTCGGGAACATGAATGGTGGCCGGTGCGCCCTCGACCCGCGCCATGACCTCTTCGGTCTTGGCCGCCTCCTCCTTGACTTCTGCCTTCGCCGCTGGCCCGTTCGGCTTCCGGATCCTCGCCAGCACCTGCTCGGCCTTCGAGCCCGTGGGCGCAAGCCCGCTCGCCATGGCACCGTCCGCCGCGAACGCCTCGGCAACCGTCGTCTCGCCGTCCTTGATCGCCGTCCGAAGCCCCGTCAAGACGATCAGGTCCTCCGTCGTAACGTCCTCGATGCCCTTCTGCTCCAACATGGTGAGCACCTGCGCCTCAGATACTCCGAGCTTCGCGAACCACTCGAAGGCCCGCGCCCGCCGCTGCTCCATCGTCAGCGCCTTGCCGATCGAGATGGTGCGCGCGTCCTCGTAGATCGCCTTCACGTAGGTGAACGGGATCACCTTGAAGATTGCCTGCCGGAGCGCGATTGAGGCCGCGGCGTTGCATGTCGTGCCGATCATGTCGTCGTTGTACCGCCTGCCGTCCTTGTTGGTGATCCGGCGCCTGACTTCGATATTGGCCGCGATGTTCTTCTCCAGGTCGAAGCACGCTCCCTGCGCCGTCACATGCGTGGCCCCTATCTCCACCACGCGGGCGCCATACCGCAGGTTGCCCCAAGCCGAGCCCACGATCTCGGCGAGCCGGACCGAGGGGCCCTCGATCTTCTTCCCCGCCCGCGGCAGCACGTAGAACATGCTGGCGGCCGTCTCCTCGTCGAGCGTTGCCATCTCTCGCGCTTGCTGGAGGAACGCTGCGATCGAGCGCGGGAACCGCTTGGCCGTCGCAATCTGGATGTCGATCTCCGAGCGCGTGATGGCGTCGATAGCGGTCAACGGCACGATCTCCGCCGGCCGGTCCTCGTACTCCTCCCCCACCAGCGGGGCCTGGTTCGCCTGCTGATCTGTTGCCATGGTCCTTACCCCTTCCTCTCGTTGAACGTCACCAGGAACCGGCGGAACCCGGCGCTCGTCGCCGTGTGCTCGCGCACCAGCTCCGGCCCGGCCTTGAGGGCCTGCGCAATCGCTTCCCAATTCACCCGCGTCGAGTCGGCCGTCCGCTTCCAGGAAATGCGGAAGTCGTCGCCCACGATGCAGGAGGCATCTCGAAGGATGGCCTTAATCTCATTCTCCAGGAGCCGCTTCCTGCCCTCCGCCTCCTCGAATTGAACCCGCGCCTCCTTGAGTTCGAGCGCGAGCTTGACCATCTCCGGTGTCGCTGCGATCTCGTCCCCTGAGTCCCTGTCGTAGCGCGCCTGAAGGTAGGCCCGGCAGGACTCCGAGCCGTCCACCGCCGGCGGCTTTCCGGTGAGGACGTGCGCCTGCCAGAAGTCCGCGAGCACGGCGATCATCTCGGCGATGAGCTTGTCGTCCCGTTGGATCGTGTAGACCCGGAAGTCGCTCCCGGCGATCAAGACCGCGCAATCGGCCACCGGGTAGCCGGTCACGGCCAGATAGTGCTGCACCTGAATGAAATAGTCGTCGGGCACCACGTCAGTCCCAGGCCCCCCCCATCCGCGATCCCACTTCGAGGTCTTGAGCTCGACGAGCCGCTGCTCGCCAATCACCAGGCGGTCGATCGAGCCGAGCATCCACGAGTGCTCGCGGTGGCGCATGATCTGCGGGTACGGGATCTTGACCCGGCGCCCCGTCGCCTCCGAGTAGGCCGACGCCACGTGCGGCTCGAGGAGCTTCCCCCAGCGCATGGCCGGATTCTCGGGCTCCTTCGGCCGCAGGTTCAGCTTGTCGGCCCACACGTCGATCGCCGAGCGGAAGGGCGAGATGCCGAGGACGGCCGGCGCGTCGGAGCCGCCGATCCCCTTGCGTCGGGCCGCCTGGCGTGCAGCCTCGGGGTCCACGTCCTCGTAGCCCCCAACCGTTGCTGGGGCTGTGCTTTCTTCCATCTTCATCTCCTCTTGGGCGGGGGCAGGCCTCGGGTCCAAGCTCGCGCCCTCAGCCCGCCCCATCACTTCGGCGCTCCGTTCGTGAGCAAGTCCACGCATTCCCCGCAGTAGAACGCACCGCGCACTGCATCCGCGTTCACGCACCATCCGCCAATCCGTGCGGCGTGGAGACCGATCGAGATGTGGCACTTGACGCACTTGACCACCGCTGCCGATTCCTCGCCCGGCGGTGACAGAGTGTCGAGCCGCAGGAGCTTCATCGCGGCCCATCCTCCAGATGGCGCTCGACCTGCATGTCTTCCTCACGCTCCCGGGCGCGCTCGTACTCCCTCGAGGTCCTGCGCCTCGCAGTCGCGGCGATCGGCGCACTCGTTGCAGATCGGCCCGGCGGCGATCTCGTCCACGGATGGACCGCCGCAGTCGATGCACCTTCGCTCCCACTCGCCATCGGGCCCCATGACCGCGTCGCAATCCTCGCACTCGGCACCCGGATCGACCGCGATCTCGACGGGCATCTCCTTGGGCTCGCGATCGAAGTCGGCGCACCAGCCGCAGAGCCGGAGGCCGTCCTGGATGAAGGCGCTCATCGCTGTGCCTCCTTCCACACGCTCGGCCTGCTCTCTGGCCGCGCATATGCCGCGCAGCATGGGCAGACGTAGGCGGTCAACATCGGGAAGGCGCTGTTTTTCATGAGCGGCGCCCGGGCGTCGCATCTCTGGCACACGAGGTAGTACCAACGACCGTAGAGGATGATGTTCCACAGCTTCGTCCACCAGCTCGCCGGCAGGTACTCCGGCACAAACGGTAGCGGCTCGTGATGCCGGCACGCGCCGACGAAAGCGGGATTTGCCGGGCGATCTACGCTCATGGCTGCTCCTCTTTGCCAATCACGCGGGGAGGTGGCTCAAAGACCATCTCTGGCGCGCCGTACCCTATCGACATGCGGGCGCCGCCAGCAAGGCCGACCACATAGCCGAGCACCCGGTCGCGAGATTCCGCGCTGAGGGCCGAGAGAATGTTGACGATCTTCGTGATCGCCCTGGCCTCCTCCTTCATCGTCGTCATACTCGTCTCCCTTCTGATCCCTGCCGGCACCGCTCGCAGCGGCTCGTCCGCTTGTCCTCGGCGAACTCGAGCGGTGCACCGCAGCGGCAGGCGCCGTTCTGCGTCGGCTTCGGCGCCCCCGCCTCAACCCACTTCGCCATGATGCACACCGTGCAGTAGAGGCTCGTCGCGGAGGCTCCCCTCTGCCGCCTCAGCGTCTCGGCGAAGCTCGCGATTGAGGTTCGGCCGAGCGCCACGACGGCGCGCGGGCTCTCGTGCCGGTTGAGCACCACGGGGCGCCAGGTTTCGCCGATTGGTGCAGAGCACCCCGGCGTTGAGCAGCGGTAGATGAGGTTCACCACCAGCCTCCCTGCCACCAGCCGGCGAGGACCTCGGCAGCGACGATGGCAAAGGCGATGAGGAGACCGATCGCGACGGCCCTCATCGTCGTGCCTCCGCGGCGGGCACCGGGTAGTCGATCATCGGACGGACCCCGCGGGATCCGTCGGCCCCGCCGAATCCGGCGGGCAGGGGTTGGCGGTCCCCGCCTCGTCTCGACCGCATGGCGGCTCTGGCATCTCGGCCTGCGGCTCGGGCACGAAGATGTACTTGCTCGGCCGCTCGCAGCCTGCCGCCGCGAGCCCCATGGCGAGCGCCGCGAGACACGGAAGGAGCATCCGCGCGCGCACGCGCCGCCGCGCACGCCGCCGCCGCCACCACCGCCCGAGAGCCGCCAAGACCGCGCTCATCGCACCGCCTCCATTGCAGCCTGGCCTCGCCGCTTCGCCTCTTCCCGCGCCAGCTTCACCAGCGCGCCCAGCTCGCGCTCGCCACCATGGAACTCGGCCTCCGGCCCGCAGAGCGTCAGGTCGAGCCTCACCGCCGGCCCCTGGATTCGGAAGCTCGTCTCGCCCTGCCGCACCTCGACCACCACCGAGCCGTCGGAGCTCGTGAACACCGCCAGCGTCACCGGTTCCTCGGCCTCCCGGATCACCGCCGCCTTGACGCCGGCCATCGCCTTCTCCCATCCGCGCTCGCCGTTCATCGGGTCTCCTTCGCGGCGCCCCTCGGCTGCCGCCATTCGCCGTTCCGCCACACGCTCACCACGCACACATCATCGCCCATCCGCCCGCCAGTTTCAAGCTCTTTTTTTGATTTTCCTTGCGTGTCCATCTTGCTACCTCGTTTCGACTTGCGCCACATCGGCTGCGAACGCCTCTCACCATTGCAGGGTCCGTGCCAGCCGTGAGCCGAGGCGAGCCGATCGCGTAAGTGCGCTAGCGCCAAAGACATGGGGACGATGCTTGCTGGCGCCGCAGGTTGCGCCTGAGCCGGAAGCGGGCGGATTGCCACCGCGGGCGTGGCGTTCTGGCCGATCCGGACTGCCGGGCGAGGATGCAGGTCCCGGACCGGTGCCAGACCGGGGCGGATTCGAACGGGGAGCGGCCTGGCTGGCGTCTCAGTGGGGCGTCCGACCTCGGGGACCAACCCAGGGGATGGCGCCCCTGAGGGCACGGATGGCGCTCACAGGCGCCGAGAAAGGCGCTTGACCCTCCCGCCTCCCGCACGGCAGGATGGCCAGCGACCCGAATCGCCGCCCGCCACCAATCGCCGTGGTGATTGGAAAACGGCGAGACCCCGAGCGAAGTCGGGGTCTCCCTGGACGGCAGGACCTGGAAGAGAGGTCAAGCCGATGGCCGAAAGTACCGCTAGCACGGTGCTCGACGCAAGAGTCGTCGCGGTTCTTCCGCCGATTCTTCCGCGCAAACGAACCCGCGCAGTTGCCCTTGTCGGGCTGTCCATTGGGCCGGTGACCATTTACGGCCACCTCATGCTGCCCGGTGTCACCCCAGCTTCGAAGCATCAGGACTTCTGGTTGTTGTTCCCGGGAACCTCCGAGCAAGCGATGGTGACCTGGGAGCCCGCGTCTTACATGGCTGCGTGCCAGTTGGCGGTGGCAGCAGTTCGGTCGCACCAAGAACCCCTCGGCATCCAGCCGCCGAGCGGATCCCATGGCTAGTTCGCCACTTGCCTGGTACCGACGGTGGGTCTCCGACTGGCGCCAATCACCAAAAGTGCGCCTGATGTCGTACCACCAGCAGGGAATTTATTCGGCGTTGCTCGATGAATGCTGGCACGAGGGCTCGATCCCATCGGACCCTGGCCTCATCGCGAAGCTGCTCGGGCTGGACCCAAAGCGTTTCGCGGCTGCGGATTGGCCTCTCATCGCAACCTGCTTCAAAGCGCGGAAGGATGGGCGCCTGGTGAACGTCCGCATGGAGAAAGAACGCAGAAATTCTCTCAGACTTTTACGGGCGCAGAGGGCAGCTGGGAGGGCATCGGCCATAAAGCGCGAAAAGAACAAGATGTTACGAGGCAACGGACCGTCAACTGACCGTCAACGGACCGTCAACCATCAGGGTCAGGGTCAGGGTCAGGGTCAGGGTCAGAGATCAGAATCAGAGCAGCCGAACCCACCAAGCCCACCCCAACCCACCCCACCCGCCACCATCCCTGCCACCCCGGCAGAGCCGCCCGCTGGCGGGCCAGGAAGTCTCAGAATCCAGGATCTCGGAGGGCTCCTCCACTCCGTCGACCAGCCGCGGCCAGACCTCCGGCTCCGGAAGGCCGTCCAGACTCAGGCGACCGCCGTCATCGACGAGATTCGGAAGCTCGAGATCGGCCAGGCCGAACCCTTCAACCCAGGCCAGTGGTGGGGACGGCACCAGGACAAGCCCGACGCGATCCGGCTCGACACCCTCTCCCAGCTCGGCCGGCGACTCCAAGCTGGCGACCGTCCCGTCTCGCCCTGGGCCTACTGCGAGACCACCCTCCGGGAGAAGGAGGCGAACCACTACGGCGGGATGGCCGAGGCCGAGTCCACGCGGCGGCTCAAGGCCGCAGGGAGGACGCGATGACGCACCGCATGACCATGGACGACTTCTACCTGGAGAAGCTGCGGCTTAGGGAGCCCGTCAACCAAGCGGAGATCGACCGCTTCTACGGCGACTTCCGGCTGGATCTCCTCCATCGGGTGATGAACGGCGAGTTCAAGCCGGGACGAGTGGCGAAGATGCTCCGCGATGCAATGCCGACATTCCCGCAGCAGTCGGGGCTCATGACACAAGAGGCCGAGGACTTGGACGCTCTGATCGAGATGTGGGGAAAGGATGCCTGGCTGCCGGAGGATCCGAAGCGTCCCAATCAGGAGTACGCCTCCGACTACGCATGGCGCATCTTCGCAGGCGATCGAGAACGGATTGCCGCGAAGCTCGCCGCGGAAGGCACCACACCCAAGCAGGCCTACATAGCGCTCGTCATGCGGCCGAAGAAGGCGAGGTAAGGATGCGCGGCCCATCTGAGACCTGCCCGGAAAGCCCCTAACCCGGAAAGCGCATGGAGTAGCATGGTCTTATGGGCCAGCCTCGACCAGCCAGCGACAAGACCCGCCCCGCCCGGATCAAGGCCAAGCTCCGGGACATTCAGGCGCTCGATCTCCGGATCGGCGGCGCCACCTTCGCCCAGATCGCCCAGCAGCTCGGCTGGGCCAACGAGTCCGGCCCCTACAAGGCCGTGGTCCGCACCCTCGAGCGGATGGCCAAGGAGCCCTCCGAGGCGGCGCGCGCGCTCGAGCTCCGGCGGCTCGAGGCCATGACGCTCGCCATCTGGCCCCGGGTGATGAAAGGCGAGATTGATGCTCAGGCGGAGGCCCGGCACCAAGTCGAGCTGCGCTCGCGCATCCAGGGCTTCCTCGCCGTGCCGCCGCCGCAGCTCACGGTGAACGTCGGGCCGGGCGCTGGTGGTACCTTCGGCCCGGGGTCGGCTGCCGCGGCCTTCGTGCTGCCGACGTTCGCGAGCGAAGAGGAGCGCCACGAGTACCTGAGGCACTGCGCCGCGGTGCTCGCCGGCGGACAACCGGGAGCCCCGAGAGAGGTCGAAGCGGAAGTCATTGCCGATGAGCCAGACGAGCCAGATGTCACAGATGGCGGAAGCAACGGCGCCGGCACTCCTCAAGGCGATGGAGGCGGCCCGAGCGGGAATGGTGGAGGCGGCCCGGGAGAGCCCGGCTGATTTCGGGTGGTACATCCTCGGCCTCGAGCCCAAGCCGTTTCATCGCGAGTGGCAGCGCCACTTCTCCGAGCACGCGAACCTCATCTTGTGGGCTCCTGTGCATCATGGGAAGAGTACCTGCCTCACCGTTCTCCGCACGATATGGGAGCTTGGCCGGGAACCGGATCTTCGCATCCTTCTTCTTTCAAAAACTGAGGAGAAGGCCAAGAAGTGGCTGGCGCAGATCCAGGCCAACATCGAGCACAACAAGAAGCTCCATGACGTGTTCCCCGATCTCTTGCGGGAGAGGCGTCTCGGCTACTCGCAGTCGTGGTCATCGACTTCGGCCATCATCCAGCGCCGGCAGCCGCTTGGCGAGAAGGAGTACTCGGTCGAGGTCGGTGGCCTCTATTCGGACATCGCGGGCTCGCACTACGACCTGATCGTGCTCGACGATCTCTTGGACTTCGTGAACACGCGCACGGTCGGCGAGCGCGATAAGTCCTACGACTGGATCACGGCCACTGTGATCGGCCGGCTCTCGCCGAAGGGTGGGCGCATCTGGGGCATCGGGACCGCGCAGCACGAGCAGGACGCCTACCATCGCCTCGTCAAGGAGTCGGGCTTCTTTGGCGTCAAGTACCAGGCTGGTGTTGCACCCTGCCTCTGGCCCGAGGTGTGGTCGGTGGAGAAGCTGCAAGCGTTCCTCGCCATCGTTCAGCAGCTCGAATACGACCGCCAGATGCTCAACATCCCCTTCGGCGAGCAGACGGGCTGGTTCCCGGTTCTGGCGGCGCGGAAGTGCCAGGAGCTGTGCACGGACCCCGAGTCTTGGTGGTACGCGCGGCCGCCGGGTGATCTCCTCTTCGTCGTCGCTGGGATGGACCTCGGGGCCTCGCGGCAGAAGGGCTCGGCGCTCTCGGCGATCTTCGTCGCCGGCGTGGACCGCGAGGGGCTCCGACACGCGCTCCACATCCGGAGCGGGCTCTGGGTCGGGATCGAGCTGTTCAAGGAATTCATCGCCGTCCAGCGCGCCTTCGAGCCCGACGAGTGGTGCGTCGAGTCGAACGCGGCCCAGCTCCACGTGGCCGAGATGATGGCGGACCCGGCGATCCAGGCGGCGGTTGGGGCGACGCCGAGCGAGTGCGGACGGATCAGCGTGTATGCCCTCTACACGACGCCGCAGCTCGAGGACACGCATTGGGGAATCCGGGCAGCCGGCGGACGGATGCAGTCCCTTCAGTGGCGCATCCCGAAGGGGCAGACGGAGGTCGAGCACTGGTTCGCTGATCTCAAGCGCTACTCGCCGGCCGAGCACCCAGGGGATAGACTCAAGGCGTTCCACATGGCGGACGCGCGACTTGAGGGGGCAGGGGAGCCGATCATCAAGATCGCGAGTTCGATCGTGATTCAGAGGTAGGAGGAATGCCAGGTTGACCAAACATGGCGAGTGTATCCACTGCGGTGCCGAGGCCGAGATATGCATCGACTGCGGCGTGCTGAACGAGGTGATGGACGAGGCGGTCATGACGGCGGCGAAGGCGGTCCGCGATGCCATCGCCAAGCATGTCGACGGCAAGTTCGCCGCCTGGGTTGATGTGAGCGTGGCCGAAAACTTCGACGATCCGGCGGTTTCCGCCATCGTCCGGCTGGCCCTTGACAGCCCCAGGTTGACGCCGCCCGCCCGCCAGGAGTAGCCTGCCCTCAGTGGCAGGCCGGCACGTTCCAGGCAGAAACGGAGGACCCGACCCGATGACGCCCGAAGAGAAGCTACGCCACTGGGAGGACACCTTCCGGGGCATGAGGCTCTACCCGTTCTTCGTCCACGAGCCCTACTGCATCCTGCAGATCGCCCATCCGGGGGACGAGCGCTCGCTCGCAGCCTCGATCTACCAGCTCGGCGAGAAGCTCAAGGCCTACGCGGTCGAGCTACTTGGCGAGGCCGGCGCCCTTCGGTCTGCCATGGGTCCGCCGGCGCCGATGAACCCGGCCTTCCCGCCGCAGGCGCCGGAGTTCGCGCAGCCGATGGCCCCGGTCGCTCAGTCTGCCCCTGCTGCCCCGGCTCCGCAGTTCCCGCCGGCCGCCCGCCGTGGCCGCGGAGAGGCCCTTCCGCCGGGCATCCAGGAAGTCCCGGGTGCGGGGCCGTCGTTCTCGTTCCTCGCCCCGCCGGCGCCCGGAGCCAAGCCCTCGGTCGCGTGAGAAGGAGTCCGCCCGTGCCCGTGATCGTGGGCGACCAGCCGACCAGCCCCGAAGGCGCCGAGCCCGAAGCGCCGGCCGAAGGCGCGGGCGAGGAGTTCGTCGTCGCCAAGTCGATCGTCGTCTCCCGGGCGGCAGAGCGCGACGAGGAGTCCTACCGGCGCTCGATGCCGCCCGTCATGTCCCGATCGGTCCTCCGGAGCCGCTGGCTCGAGCAGCAGGAGGGCCAGAAGCAGCGGCGCTCGCGCACCTACGCCGGCCGGGAGACGAGGGCGGACGAGATCATCCAGCCGCCATATGACCTCCGGGCGCTGGCGCAGCTACTCGAAGACTCGCCCGACTTCGCCTCGGTGGTCGAGCAGCTCGCGGTGGACGTCTCGGGCCGCGGCTGGGATCTCGTGGACGCCGAGGACCCGCTGCCCGAGCCAGGCGAGCCGTGGCCGGCTTCACCCGCCACCATCGCCGACCAGGACCGCGCGATCACCGAGGAGCGAATGCGCGCGACGGCGTGGCTCAAGGCGCTGCCGCGGGACTTCACGGGTGGGAAGCTCTCCGTCCAGGACCTGTCGAAGAACGCGCAGGTCGACTACGAGGCGCTCGGCGAGGGTTACATCGAGGTGGCGCCTGAGCCCGGCGGCGACGAGTCGGCGCCCATCCCGGCGCAGCTCTATCACATCCAGGGCCAGTACGTGCGGAAGCGCGAGGACGGCACGTACGTCCAGCTCGACGTCAACGGGCGCGAGGCCGCCTTCTTCCGCCAGTTCGGCTCGGACCCCGAGGCACCGTCTTCGCGGTACACCCGGGACGAGGCCTTCAAGGCGGGGCTCGACGAAGAGGGCGAAGGCGCACTCAAGAACGAGCTCTTCGAGCTTCGGCGCTACCACCCGAACGAGCTTCACTACGGGCTCCCGCTCATCGTCTCGGCGCTCGCCGCCGTGCGCGGCAACATCTTCTGCGACGACCGAAACGTCCGCTACTTCATCAACCGCGCGATGCCCGACTGGGTGGTCGAGCTCAAGGCCAACAAGGCCACGATCAACTCGACCACGAACAACCTCGTCGACCGCTACGAGGAAGCCATCCGCGAGCACATGGAGTACGTGCTCAAGGGCGACGACTACCGGACGCTCATCCTCCGGGTGCCGACGGGCGAGATGGAGACGACGTGGACGAAGCTGACGACGGAGTTCGAGCCGGCGGGACTCGACGCCTACCAGCTCCGAAACCGCGACGTCACGATCCGCGTCTACCGTGTGCCACCGCACCGGCTCGGGATCGTCGAGACGGCGAACCTGGGCTCGGGCTCAGGCGAGTCGCAGGACGAGACCTACAAGCACGCCCAGGTGGACCCGCGGCAGGAGAGGCTCGAGGACTTCTGGGACGAGCTTCTCAAGCGCCGGGGCTTCCGCGGGCTGTCGTTCCTCTACCGGGACATCGACGTCACGGATGAGGTCCGCGAGATGCAGCTCTACGTGATGGCCGACGCCACGGGTGCCCTCTCGGTCAACGAGGGCCGCCGCTGGCTCTCGCGGATGGTGAAAGACCAGGACTTCCCGGACTTGGATGAGGACGACGCCGACACGCCCAAGTACCTGCTCGAAGCTCGGGCGGCGCAGACGGGCGGGGGCCTTGAAGGGCTCTTCGGCAGCGGTGGTGCTCTGCCGGAGCGCGAAGGCGCTGGCGCTCTGCCGTCGCCCGCCGGAGGTGCGGGCGGACTCCCGGCGCCGGCCATGCAGGGGACCCTCGCCTTCGACCCGGGGTATGCTCGGGTGAGGCGTGAGATGCAGTCGCGGATGGGGCGGATGCGGGAGCGCAGGGCGCGGCTCCTTGAAGTGGCGGCCGGGGCGAGGAGGCCGGCCCCGAAGCCCGAGAACGGCGACCGCGCAGCGGCGCCCGAAGCGATTGCCCCATGAAGCATCAGCACGATTACCGGATCTACGGGATGAGCGCGACCAGTGAAGGGCGCGCATGCTCGATCTGCGGCAAGGAGGATTCCTACGCATCAGAATGGGTGGTCGGAATCCTCTTCGCTGCTTTCGTTGTGGGAATCCCGTTCGCGGCTTACTACCTGCGACCATGAATGGAGGCATCGACATGAAGCGAAACCTGTCATGCGGCGGCGGCGGCTGCCGTGAGCGTCGCCACGCGGGGCGCGAAGTCTCGCGGCGGCATCCGGCAAAGGCCCGGGGCAAGGCGCGGGGCATCTGCTCTCCGTCCCGCCCGCCCCGGGCTCCACGCCGGCCGCGGTAGAGAATGGTCTCGCATCGGCACGAGAACCCATTCGGCCGCGGGCGGCTCAAGGTCTGCCCCGACTGCGGGGAGCCCTTCGTCGCGCCGCCTGTGCCGTTCGCCGGCCGCGGTGCCCGCATGGGTCCCTACGGTATGGCGCTCGACGGTGCCCCGCTACTCAAGCGCGCCGCCCGGGCGATCCAGCACGACCGCCTCTACGGGCCTACGGTCAAGGACCGCCAGGAGAACCCGCGGCTCGTCAAGGGCACGTGCCCCAAGTGCCTCGCGGACTTCTGGACCATGCCCAAGTACGGGCACGACCTCTGCCGGTGCGGCTGGCTCTTGAAGATCGAGCCGCTCTTCGGTGCCCTCTCGGTGGACGACGTGGTCCGGGTCTTCGACCCGACCGGGCTCTCGATGGTACGGGACGGCGCCGAGGAGAGGCTGCGGTTGAAGGAAGGGGTGCGGAGGATCTACGAAAACTGGCGAACCAGGGGGATCGCCAAGGTTGAGATCACGATCGAGGACGGGAAGCGCCGGGCGCATTTGAGCCTGCCGACCGGCGAGTATCTGTGGGACGAGAGGGAGGACCGGGGACGTGCCGACACTCAACCAGCGGGCTAGGGGCCGGCTCCGCGAGACGGCGACCCTCCTCTACCGGGCACTCGGGCTCGTGCTCGACTCCCTCTCCGACGCGGGCGAAGTCATGGGCACGGAGGTTCCCGCGGTGCCGAAGTCATCGGGACGGAAACCAGGAACGCACCGGAAGCGGTTCGCCTCGGCGGCGGACCTGTCGGTCGTCCCGCGTGGATCGCTCGGCACGAAGGGGCCCAAGGTGAAGAAGGTCGCCCGCGGCGTGCCCGGACAGGAGCTGTGATGCCAGCGCCAACCCCTGATCCGCTGCCTGCCGAGAATCCATCGGGCCTCCGAACGGCCATCGTGCGCATCCGGACTCCCGAGCTGCCGGCCGAATGGAATCGCCCCGCGGGGGTCTACATCGGGAACGAGGTCGAGGTGGCCGTCCTCGACGAGAAGACGGGGGAGCCGATCGCCGTGCTGAATCAGGTGCAGCGCATCGTGATCGAAGTACCGCGTGAGGGCTTCGTGTTCGCAACGATCGAAACCGACGGAGTGAAGTTCGACGTGAAGGCCGAGGCGAAGATCGAGCCGCCGCAGCCCGCGCTGCCGCACGTCCCTGCCGCCGAGATCGACGCTCGCATCGGCAAGATGCAGGGCGGCGGTCCAGGAGAACCCTATGGCGACTGAGGTGTCATGAGCACTCTGCCGTTCGACACTGGCTCCGGTCCCCGCTCTCGCCTTCTCCTGCGAAGCATCGAGTACACCGACCTCGCCCGCGCCGAGCATAAGCCAAAGCGTCGATCTGGAAAGAAGTGGGGCCGTCCATTTTGGAGCCGAGTTGAAAAGTCGGACGGTTGTTGGCTGTGGACGGGCCGCTCACGGACTGCATTCGGATACGGAATCTACCGGCGCCCCCTCGTGAACGGCGGCAGGCTAATTGTTGCCCATCGACACGTTTGGGAGCAGACGTTTGGAGCTGTTCCTGCCGGTCTTTGCGTGCTCCACCGTTGCGACAACCCGCTCTGTGTGAGGCCGGATCATCTATTTCTCGGGACGAAGAGAGACAACACGCACGACATGATCGCGAAAGGACGGCAGAAGGGATGCTGCTGGAAGTGACATCACCACGTCAGAGACTCTTGCTTCGGTCGCTTGAGGTTCAGGATCTGAGCAACTTCAGGGACAGGGAGGACGGTTATATCATTTCGCAGTCGGTGCCAGATATTGCGGCATATCCAGTGCTCCGCAAACTCGCGGCGGCTGGCAAGAGGATGCTGAGATATCTCAACGTGCTCCAGATGCCGCGCGACGAGTGGGTCGATCCTCCGGGCGAGAACGCCTGGATGAACTGGCTCGCGTCCTACCCGGCGGCCGGACCGCTCACAGCACCCGATGGCTCGATTCCGCGAACGCCGTGGTTCGGGATGACGAAGATGTGGGCCTGGCCCCGGCTCGGGCGGCTCGAGCGCGCTGAGGTCCGAGCCAAGCTCTACGAGCTGACGTGCCCTCCGGGCTGGGGTCTCTTCCTCGACCACTTCTGGCTTGAGCCCCGTTGGTGGATGTTCCAGGACCCGGATCAGTATCGGCTCTTCGACCCGGTCATGTGGCAGGCGTGGCGGTTCAACATCCTGGCCTTCTTGGCCGAGGCGCGGCTCGCGGATGATCGCTTCGTCTTGGTGAACGGCGAGAACTCGGCGCCACCGCCCTCCTACTTCGAGCGCGCCGACTGGACGATCGAGGCGACGTGGGCAGAGCATCTGAAGCTCTGGCGGTCGCATCCCGACAGCGTTCTCTCGGTGTGGGCTGGTGCCGCCTGGGCGGTGCAGGACGCGATCGAGGTGTGGATGCAGACGGGCGGCTGGCTCGCGTTCACGGGAGACGCGGTGGACGTGGACCGCGCCTACGATGCGGCGAGGCGGAGGCGGGCGCCGTCGACGGGGCAGGCCACTGGATGATGGACGGCTGGCTCGGGCTCTGCGAGCTGTCGCTGGCGGTGGGCGCTGCGTCGTTCACGGTCGCCCGGGCCGGCATCTTCGCGCCGGTGCGCGACTGGACGAAGCGCCGCTCGGCCTGGCTGGGGAACCTCCTCTCGTGCCCCTGGTGCGTCTCCCACTGGATCGCCGTCGTTGCGGTGATCGCAGGAGATCCGCCAGCCTCGCCGTACGCGAATCGCGCGGCCGACAGCGCCGTCTCGATCTTCGTTCTCGTGGCGGGTGCCGGCCTCTTCGTGAACGCACTCGAAGCGCTCGGCCGGGCCTGGCAGCCGAAGCCCGCGCCGCCCAAACCCGCGAAGCGCACGGGCCGGAAGGAGCGAGCCGCCGGTGGAAGCCCTTGAGGCACAGAAGGCCCGTCGTCGCCGCGTAGCCTTCACGCGTCCGCTGGCCCTCGCCAAGACCGGAGGCGCCTACCGCCGCCGGCTCGCCGTTTCATTCCGCGGGCTCGAAGAGCGCGTGCTCGCCAAGGTCGAGTCGTCGGGGCTCTTGGGCGAGCTTCACCGCGCAGCGCAAGAGCGTCTGGCGGGGCGGAATGGCGCCAAGGCCGATGCTCGCGGCGTCGGCGGCCGACCCTACGGCGACGACCGCGCGCGCGAGATCGAACGCCTCTTCCGCCAGGACGACATCGTCCTCTTCGGCGAGCTGATCGGCTCAGACATCGACGATTGGGAGGCCGAGTTCGAGCTGATCGCGGGCGAGGAGGCCAAGAAGGCCTACGTCCTCGGCGGCCGTGCCGGGCAGGCCCAGCTCAAGATCCGGCCCAACTTCAACCTCCGGGCGCCGGGCATCCTCGAAGCCCTGGAGGAGCGGGCGAATCTCCTCGCGGGACCGGTGGCCGAGTCGGTCTTCGATCGCATGATCTCGATCGTGGCCGAGGAGTTCTTCCTCGAAGGCAAGGGACCGCTCGACGTGGCGCGGACCCTCCGGGGCGAGTTCGACTTCCTCTCCCGGCACCGGTCAGAGGCGATCGCGCGGACGGAGACGCTGGCGGTTACCGAGGACGCGCAGTTCACGCTCTACGCTGCGTCAGGCGTGCCGCTCAAGCGCTGGGGGGCCACGCTCTCGGATGACCGTACGCGATTCGCTCACATCAACGCCCATGGGCAGGTCCGCGCGATCGATGAGCCATTCGAGCTTGAGCGCGAGGACGGCACCAAGTACGAGCTCATGCATCCGGGGGATGAGGACGGGCCGGCGGATGGCGTGATTTTTTGTAGATGCTTCCACCAGCCGATCGTCGCTGCCGAGCAGCTCCTGGAGCCGGCGGCGATCTGGGACGGGGCGACGGACCCGGAGGAGTTCGCGGAGCTGCGAACGGGCACGAAGCATCTTGGCCCGGGCACGCATCCCGGAACCGGCACCCCGCAGATTGTGCATGGGCTCGGTGGGGAGGCTGCGGCTAGGCTTGAGGATGCAGGGAGAAGAATCAACTCGTATACCAAGGACTTTTCAATTGACCATATCGACGAGCTATTCTCATCCGGCATTGCGAAGCAACGGGTCGGTGCGTTCCAGAAGACGCATCGCAAGTTCCAGACTTCATGGATCAAAGCCTCAACCGACGAAATGGGGCTCGCCGGCAAAGTCCTGGCGGGCACGGCCACGCCAGAAGATGCAGCCAGGCTCGGCACGGCTCTCGGAGTCGATCCGGAAAAGGCGGCCCAATACGTCGCCACGCGCTATCTTGTCACGCAGAAGCTCATCAAACAGCCGGAGCTGAGGGTGTTCAGGGGAGTGCACGGACAGCAGGCAAAGGAGATCGCCGATCAACTTGCTGCAGGCGCTCAAACGGTGACGGTTTCCGTGCGGTCACTCACGAGCTTCAGCTCAGATCGGAAGGTCGCAAGGGATTTCGCGTTGCATGCCGGAACGCCAGTCAACCCGCGCCAAGAGCACGCCGTGTTGCTTAGCATCAAAACGCCGAAGGAGCGGGTGTTCGCCCACCACAAGGCCGAACCCAAGCTCTCTAGAGCCGGCGAAGACGAGGTCGTGTTGTGGGACGACGACGGGATGATTGAGTTCTCCGCTGCCGACGTCGAGGTGCTGTCTGGCGGCAAACGAGCCGGACGCCGTGGACCTCCGGTCTTCATCGACGACGGCGAAAACGATTCATGGCTCCAGAAGTGGTACGTCTCAACTCAGAAGGCGCCGCGGATGCCAGCCAAGGAAGAGGCCGCGGTCGATGAGCTGGAGGAGGATGATCCTGAGCCCGCATCCGACCGGCCAAGCGCAAGGCCCGCCGCCCGGTTGCCGAGGGCGAATCCCGATGTCGTTCTAGATTCGGGGACGCTCAACGGCGACTGGTTGAATCAAGTCAGACGCGAGCTCGAACCCGGGGAGACGATCGCCGACGACTCCGAAAAAAGAGCGAAGCTGCGACATCGACTCGGCCTCTGCCCCCATGCTCCGTGCCTGAAGCGCGGGTGCCCCTGCAAGGAGCCTCCAGGACGCCCAGGTCCATGCCCCTGCGACGGCGCCGCACAGCCAAAGCCCGCGAAGCCTCGCAAGCCGCGCGAGGCGCCGGTACCCGGAGCCATCACGCAGCGAGCCAGCCCGCTTGCGGGGAGTGCGTCAGCCGCGGTTGAGGCAGAGAAGGCGAAGATAAGGCAGCGCCTTGCTGGTGAACCGGATGCAGATGTCGACACATTGATGGGCGAAGTTGGCACCAGCGATCTCGCCTTCACGCATCAGATGTTCGGCGCGAAATGGAGAGATCGAGTCACCGACGAGCTCGGGCTCAGCGGCAAGGTACTAGCCGGGACAGCTACCGCGGAAGAGAAGATCCGATGGGCGGAGAAGTTTCCAGGTGGCGCGAAAGGGGCCGAGGAGTACCTGAGGACACAGTATGCTGCCACGCAAGAGACGCTCGCCAAGCAGGGCGTCGAAGAGGTGGTGGCTTATCGTGGCATCTGCTGCGAACAAGCAGAACAGATCCGCACCGCCCTAGAGACGGGACAGCCGATCCGCTTGGCAACGAGGAGCGTGAGCTCATTTGCATCGAAGAAGGCCGTCGCCACGAAGTTCATCTCTGGTCGAGGCGTGCGCACCGAGTCTGCTGTGAAAGGGTTGGTCATCAGAGTCCGTATCCCCCGCGAGCGGGTATTCGCGCATCATGCGACCCAGCCTCGGCTCAGCAATCGCGGAGAAGATGAGTTGATCCTCCTGAATCCAGAAGAGAGCCTGGAGATCCGGCCCGAGGACGTTGTCGTCAAGCGGGCGCCCAGGTTCGAGCGATAAAAAGGACGTAGGGCGTGCCTCCTTCCTTCCGCCGCCTCCGAGAGGAGGAGCGCCGCGCCGGCAACGTCCGCCCACCCGGTGCTGAGCGCCTCGTCGAGCTTC